AAAGCCTTTACAAAACGGTATTACTATGGTATAATACCTATATAAACTGATAAGGAACTACATTATGAAAGACTCAAACCGAACAAATTCTTACGTTACTACAGCACATACCGCATCAGCCGGTGACATGCTTGAATTACAAACGATTAGAAATACTATTAAAGCTATTAATAAGATGGCTAAAGAAACTGATCGTATGTCAAATTATCGTTATGTTAATGGTTGGTCTAATGTTAAGCCTAGTCCATCTCCAAGGTATCGTGTAAGTGTAATGCCTCGTGGACCTAGGGCTATTCATGCAGTGGCTGATGGAAAACATCCCCGAGCTTATGATCAAAGTCTTCCAATGCGTCATGCTGAAAGAGTTGATGTATATATTCATACACGTTCAGTCGAGTGGTGCTAATATGTCAGATTTAAGAGCATTCAAAGAAATTACTCAGTGGGACGACTTAGGTTATGAAGTCCCTAACCATATTTACATCCTTAACGCGCAAGGCCAGTTGGTTGGAATGCGTTCAACAACAACGAAAGTCTATAAAGAGTTTAGCAAACCTATGAAGTCTTTCTCTAAATCACGTCGAAAATTTATTGAACTTAAACCCGCAGCAAAATATATGGAGCAACAAGTATGAGCAATATTATTATCCCAAGTAGCCCGAAGGATCTAGCACGAATCAAAGGCGCAATGCAAGAAGTAAGCAATTCGTTTACTCGCATGGAAGCCGAACGTTCGTTTATTAGAGAAGCTATTAATGAGTTATCTGATGAAGTAGATATCCCTAAGAAGATTCTTAATAAGATGTCTCGTGTATTTCATAAGCAAAACATGGCTGAAGTATTAGGTGAAATTGAAGATGTTGAAGCTTTGTTGGAATCCATCTAATGGGTCGCACGGCTCATAAAGTAGTGGCTAAGGACTCAGACGAGAAAATTCTCGCTGAGTACCTTTTTGCTACAGGCGCAGAGGCTGATATATTTGCTGAAGGATGCAAAGAGAAAGGCCTTAAAGTTACTCAAGATACTATGAACATAGACCTAGAGCCGGAGACAGCATGAAGAAAAGATTCGATAAAGAACCACTTATTAGAGATTATAGAACTGAAGCTAGAAATCTAATAAAGCCGTTATCAATGGATAACCTATATAATCTATATGATATTGTTAACAACAAACTAAAACAAACAGTTTCTGAAGATAGATTTGCAGAATTAACTGCTGTTAAAAAAGCTATTCAAATGGTACCTCATATTGATCAGCACAAATTAAAGTTTATCATTAGTGGATATAAATCTGAAATGGCTAAACACGCAAGACCCAAGGATGGTTACACTAAACCAAACCGGAAAAAAGTATAATGAACTTAATAGTTAATGCATTACGGACTCCAGATGGAACAGTGCTAGAGTCCAAGAGTCGACACGATTATAAAACATATACTGATGCCAATGGTAAACAATACATGGTTGACGGTGGTTTAGACTATGTAAGACGGTCTGTTCATTCAGACCAAATTGATATGTGCATGTATGACGATGAACCTCACGAAATTCAAGCTAAAATTTTAACTTGGGGTTCTTATGGTATCAATGGTGACCAACCAATTCGCTGGATACCTATTGATGAAATGGATACTGCTCATATTCAAGCAGTACTAAAACTTAATGTAAACCCCACACATAAAGCATGCATGATTGAGGAGTTAGTACGAAGATGACAATGCCGAATGAAAGATTCTACGCTATTAGAAATACTCGAGAGTTTCTAGTAGAATTAATGGACCCTAAGAAAACCCCTAGGGTTCCTAAAGAGATACGACTTAAAGCATATTACGCTATTAAGCATTTCCCAGGTGAGTACCACATGGAAGAAGCACGAAAACTCGCGCCATCAGTATTTGGAGAATGGAATGCAGGACCAGTTGATTCTACTCCATACGAACATAACCGAGGTAGAGGGACTAATCATGATTGATGTATGGATGTGGATTAGTGTAATTGCTTGTGTGACAGGTTGTGGTTGGACATCGTATAGAACTGGAGTAAGACATGGCGGAGCAATGATGATTGATATGTTAGAAGCTATCGGAGTTGTTACTGTAGATGATGAAGATAATGTTCATCCTAACCGAGATTATAGGCCACCTCTCGAAAAGTAAAAGTAAAACTAGTATAAATAGTACTGTAGATTTTATATTAAGAGGAATATACATGCTATCGTTTAAACACTATTTACTAGAAGGAACCAGACCATTTAATCCATTATCGATTGGTGATCTTCGTAAAGACGAAAACAGACCTGCTGCCTTTGTCAAAAAGGTGGCTGATGGTTCACCCTTTCAAACAACTGAATTCACTAATGTTATAGTGGATTTATCCGAGTTAGATAAAGTTAAAGAATTCATGACTGCTGATGATGGAAAGTTTCCTCTTACTCGCACATCAATAACAGTAAAAACTAGTGAGGGTGAATTATCAATCCCTAAGTCTTTCCTTAAGACTCCATCGTTTGGTGGTAAAGGTCAAGGATCTGGTACTAGTAAAGAAGATGCTGCAATGAAAGACTTTAACGAAAAGCTTAATGCTATATTAGTTAAGGAAAAACTAGGTCAAATATCTTTAAGTATTAATGGTAGAAAAGTAGATGTTTCATTGATGGTAAAAACCGAAGGCAAATATCAAGGTAAAGAACCTAAGTCTGATATGACTTTAGTTGATGCTCAAGGAGATCCACAAGCATATATTTCTCACAAGGCAGGAAGAACTGCTAAAGATTATCAACAGTATGGTGGTCTATCATATAAGCAATACGCTGCAAATAAAGACGTTCAAAAGTTTATGAAAGCTGTATTGGCTGAAGAGCCAAAGGGTTTATCATCAGGTCAGTCATTCTTTAGAAAAATCAAAGATAAGCAATTAGTTAAAGAAGCAGTATTCGGTCCAGAATACGGTGGAAAGCCGAGTATATCTAATGTAGATGAATTCCATCTTGGCAACATGTCTCTTGTAGGTTCTGGAGATGGTCCATACAAAATTACTTCAACTCATAAAGGTAACAATGGTGATATGCCAAAGGGAGAATTTGAAGCTTATTACTTTATAAGATACCAAGCTAGAAGAGGGGCAGCACGAGCAGGTGGAGTCACAGTGCCAAACGCAAGGGTAGGAATCTTCCCTAAAGCTAAAATTGTTGGAACGAGTAAGGAAATATAAATGAAATCATTTAAGTCACAATTATCTGAAGCAGCTGGTAAGAATACTCATATGATCCATATTGAAGATTTAATTCTTGATGGTGGAGTTAAAGGGGCACGCCAAGCTATTCTCGCGCTAAGGTCGCTAAGAGATATGCTATCTGGTAACGCAAAATCTGCAGTTGACGTTACTGTAAAATGGGACGGTGCCCCTGCCGTGTTTGCTGGTCAAGATCCATCTGACGGTGAATTCTTTATTGCTAAGAAAGGTGTATTCAATAAGAACCCCAAGGTTTATAAGTCTCATGAAGATATTGAAGCTGATACTGATGGTGATCTAGCTAAGAAGCTAAAAATGGCATATACATATCTTAAGCCATTAGGTATAACAGGAGTTATACAAGGTGATTTTATGTTTGATAAGTCTGATCTTAAGACTGAGAATATTGGTGGAGTAAAGCATATTGTATTCCATCCTAATACTATTGCTTACGCTGTACCGACAGGAAGTGATCTAGCCAAGGTAATATCAAGGGCTAAAATAGGTATTGTATGGCATACTGTTTATAATGGATCTAGCTTTGAATCAATGTCAGCATCATTTGGGCAAGTAATAGCTACAAAGTTAAAGCCTTCAAAAGATGTATGGATGCAAGATGCAACGTTGGACGATTTGTCTGGCACCGCAACTTTAACTAAAGCAGATACAGAGTTACTAAACAAAAAGCTTTCAGATGCTGGTAAGTTGTTTAGAAAGATATCAGGTTCAACTTTAAAAGAATTAGAATCAAATAAAGAGTTAAACTTAGTGATTAATGTATATAATAACACTAAGGTCAGAGATGGTCAAAGGATAACAAACACTAAACAGCATGCTCAGGGATTAGTTAAGTTTGTATCGGATAGATACCAAAAGGAAATAGATAAACGTTCTTCTCAAAAAGGCAAGGACACACAAGTTGCAAAAAGGGATGCTTTGTTAACCTTCTTCTCTACATCAAATATAACAAACTTGCAAAATGTATTTGATTTGCAAAATTATGTTGTAGACAGTAAATTAATTATTATAAATAAACTAAATGGACTAAGTAAGATTAGTACATTTGTTAAGACAAAGTCCGGATTTAAAGTAACCAACCCTGAGGGTTTTGTTGCTATAGATCGTATGGAAGGTGGAGCAGTTAAACTTGTTGATAGATTAGAATTTTCTACTAATAACTTCAGCAAAGATATTATAAAAGGTTGGGACAACCCCAACTGATAATGGGATACCGAGGATAAGTATGAAATCGTTCAAAGAACACGAAGCAGAAGTCAATGAATCTGAAGAAACTACAGAAGCAATGACAATGCAACAAAGAATGAAAGCTAAGGCTACATTCAGAAAGAACAAATCAAAGATCGCTATGGGCAGAAAGAAAGCCGCAAGAAAATTAGCGAGTCCTGAGAAACTAAAGGGTAAGGCTAATAAAGCCGCTCGTAATCTCATTATCAAAAGACTACTTAAGAATAAAGATAAAGCTGATCTTTCCTTCTCTGGCCGTCAAGGTTTAGAAAAGAAAGTCGATAAGAGAAAAGTAGCTATTGCCAGAATTGCTAAAAAATTATTACCTGCTATTAAGAAAGCTGATAGGGCTAAGTTGAAAAAAGGTCCTAAAAAGTGATTAAAGGTTTTAATGAGTATATAACTGAAGCAAAAACAGAAGCTTTCTTCGTATTTGGTCGATTCAATCCACCAACTAACGGCCATGAAAAATTATTTGATAAGCTAAAGTCAGCAGCTGGAAGTAATACATATCGAGTGTATGCTTCAAAATCAAATGACCCTAAGAAAAATCCTCTCCAATTCAAAGATAAAATTAAATTCCTTCGTAAGATGTTCCCTAAGCATGCTCGCAATATTATGGCAGATGCTGATGTTAGAACTGCACTTGATATTGTAGTTAAGTTATATGACCAAGGGTTTACATCTGTTACTATGATTGCTGGTTCCGATAGAGTTACAGAATTCGAAACACTACTTAATAAATATAATGGCGAAAAGAATCGTCATGGCTTTTATCAATTCGAAAATGGTATCAGCGTTGTATCAGCTGGTGAAAGAGATGCTGATGCAGATGATGTATCAGGTATGTCTGCTTCGAAGATGAGAACAGCAGCATCAGATAACGATCTAGATACGTTTTCAAAAGGTATGCCAAAGGGTTATAAGGGTGCTAAAGATCTATTCAATGCTATTCGTAAAGGTATGGGTTTAAAAGAAGCTCATATACATAGAAAACATGTTGAATTAGAAACTGTATCCGAAGATAGAGAAAAGTTTGTTGAAGGTAACCTATTTAAAGCTGGCGATGAAGTAGTTCTTAAAGAATCAGGTCAAGTTGGTATTATCCAACGATGCGGTACTAATTTCTTAGTTGTTGAATTTGGCAATTGGAAGAAAAGAGTATGGTTAGATCAGGTAGAATTACTAGAAAACTGTGGTGGAGTTGGTGAACCTAAAGTAACAAAGAAATATGCTGATGCAACACCTGGGCAAAAAGTACCAGAGTTTAAATCATTCAAGGATATGGAAGAGGGTGGCTTATGGACTAACATCCATAAGAAACGAAAAAGAATCAAAAATGGATCTGGAGAAAAAATGCGTAAAAAAGGCTCGAAAGGCGCTCCAACGGATCAAGACTTTAAAGACGCATCGGGAGATGAATAAAAATGAAAACATTTAAAGAATTAAGATTAGAAGCAGTAATGAGCACTTGGACAGTAACTGTTCAAAAGCCAGTCAATAAGCTTAAGAAAGGTGATAAGCAGACAGTTAAAGCTCGCTCTGGATTTGAAGCAATTAATAAAGCTATGAAGTTATGGAAAGATCCTGCTCTTAGAGCTGCTTCAGCAGATTCCTTTAAGATAACTAAGGAAGGTCTTGAAGAAGCTGCTAAGGTAGATCCTAAGGCCATGGCTGCTGATATTCCACAGATGAAATTGTCTACATTTCTTAAGAAAGCAAGCAGAAAGCCAAAGGTTTATTTTGATGGCGCTGACTTAGTTGATCTTGACAAAACTGTAGTTCGTGGAGCTTTGGATCCTAAGAAAAAGATTACTGTTCAAAAACTTATTGATGCTCTTACTGAAGCTGCTGATCCTAAGGTTGCTAAGGCAGTTCAAGGTTTAAATGATCTCGGTAATAAAATGAAAGGCCGAGACCAGAAAGATGTAAGACGTATCGAAAAGTTATATAGATCTGGTAATAATAAATTATTCCAAGGTGCTATAAGAGCGTTGGATACAGATCTTAGAGATCAGGTTAAGGATATTTTTGATGCCTTAGGTATGGTTGATAAAGGTGTTATTGGATAGCATAATGAAAACATTCATAGAGCAAACAGGATTAGAAGAGGCGCCACTAGTAATGCTAGATGCAGATATTGCTAAGTCTATTGCTGACAAGTTAGTTCCAGTAATTGCTGCAGCTTTAAGGAAGGGTGATGTTGAACTTGTTAATAACATCGCTCGTCATGCTAAGTATAGAGTTACTAAGGATAAGCAATCTAAGGGTAAAACTTACAGGTACGATTTAAAGAAATGAAGAACTTTCAAACGTTTTTAGAAGAAGGTGTAAATGATCCTTCTATTTTTAAAGCAGTATTCCTTGCAGGTGGCCCAGGATCTGGTAAATCATTTGTTGTAGGTAAGACTGCTTTGAAATCATTAGGGTTTAGGTTAATAAATTCTGATGTTGCTTTTGAAAATGGTTTAAAGAAAGCCGGCCTTACGACTGACCCAGATGATATTGCATCAGCACAAGGTCAGGACGTAAGGGCGTCTGCTAAAGCACTTACTGGTAAAATGCTAGATAGAGCTTTACATGGCAGAATGGGTATAGTCATTGATGGTACTGGCAAAGATTATAATAAGATAAAAGGACAAGTAGATCTATTAAGATCTATAGGATATTCTGTCCATATGATATTTGTTAATACTGATTTAGAAACTGCTTTGGAAAGAAATAAGCAAAGACCTAGATCTTTAGAAAATGACTTAGTTAAAAAAATGTGGAAAGCGGTCCAGAATAATATAGGTAAGTTTCAAGGCTTATTCAGGAATAGAATGATTGTTGTAGATAATTCTACAGGATCTAATATTGAAAAAGCTACTATGATTGCATATAAAGGTATTATGACTTGGGCAAAGAAACCACCTGAAAATAAAATCGCACAAAAATGGATAAAATCACAATGACCATAGAAAGAGATAAGATAGTAAAAGCATTCACAGCTAAGTGGAAGTATCGTCTAGACAAAGAGCAATATGGTATGGCCGATGCTTGGAAGATCATTTACTCAGAAGATGAAAAGGGCAAATTTGTAGGTGACTGCGAAGACTATGCTTTATCTATTCTTTGGAGACTATCTGGCGAAAGTCATCTTAAAATGTGGTGGTTATTAGTAACACATCAGGCTGGTATTTGTTGTGTTGGCCCAACCAAGTGGAAAGTATCTCATGCGGTGTTAAGATATAAAGGCGAATACGTTGATAATTGGACTAGAAAGTTTGGTCCTAAAGAAGCTATAGAAAAGAACCATACATTCCATTTCTTCTATGGATATGGTTGGGCATATTTTACAGCAATTAAAATGTTAATAAGCAAAGTAGCGAGGACTATAAAGAAATGAAAACTTTTAATCAAATTAGGCAATCTAATAAGCAAGTTGAAGAAGCAAAAAAATTAGGCAGCCGAGTAAAAATTACTAAAGGTCGCTTTGCTGGAAAAGAAGGCATCATTAGACAAATGGACAATGGCAGGTTTAAAGGCGCTGATAAGTCCTTCGATATTGATTTAGATAATGGTAAGGAAGCCAACGGAGTGCCTGGAAAAGATATCAAAATAGTTAAAGAATCAGTTGAAGAAGCTAGAGCTCCGAAGATGAAAGGTGTTTCTATAAAAGGGTCTGAAGTTACTGGCTTAAGAGCTAAAGATGGTAAATTGTATAGTGCAAAACCACTAATTAGTAGTGGTAAACTATCGTATAGAGTTGAAGATGAGTTTGGCGCATTCGATACTATTGACCTAAAAACATTTGCAAAAAGGTTTGGATAAAAATATGCATACGTTTTTAGAGCACATTGAAGAAAGATTCGGTTTATACGAAGGTGCACACGTTCCATTAGATCAGCCTATGGTCGAAGAGGCTGAACCAGAATTAAACCGTCCCAAAAGATCTGGCGGTAACAAGAAATATGTTGTTTATGTTAATAACCCTAAGACGGGTAACGTAAAGAAGATAGAGTTTGGCGATGTTAAGGGAGGCCTAACATCTAAAATTAACGATAAAGATGCAGCTCGGAATTTTGCATCTAGGCATAATTGTGATACGAAAACCGATAAAACGAAGGCGGGTTATTGGTCATGTAGATTACCAAGATATGCTGCAGACTTGGGGTTAAAAGGTGGTGGAAATTACTTTTGGTAAGCCGTATTGGGAAGAAGCAGATATAAGACAGTTTGATCAAAATGTCCCTGACGCCGAATATGTATGGCATCGCGATAATGAAGATCGAGAAATAGAAATACTTGATGGTGAAGGTTGGCAGTTTCAAATAGATAAATGTCTCCCTTGGCTATTGAAAAAAGGTATGATCTTCGATATTAAGAAAGAAGAATACCATAGGTTAATAAAAGGGGCAACACCCCTTAAATGTAGGGTGTACAAATATGGCAAACCGGACAGCTAATGAGCAACGAACTGAGTCCCTTGAACGAATATCAAGGATTGAAGAGAAAATTGACCGTATGACTGATGCGATCATCGCATTAGCTCGTGCTGAAGAAAAAATAGTAACACTTGCAGATTTTGCAAAACAGCAAGGAGAACAGATTCTAACTCTTATAAATAGAGTAGATAAGATAGAAGATTTGGTAAAGGTTAATAACTCTACCGTAATCATTATTAATAAATTATTCTGGATAGTAATGGCAGCAGCTGCTGCTGGAGTCGCTGGAATGTTTTTCATACAATAGGAGAATGAAATGAAGTTAAAAGATCAAGCTACCATTGATGTTGCATTAGCAGTCAGCGATGTACTCGAAGGTAAAAAACCAAAAGTTATAGTAGCCCCAGACGTGGAAGAGCCTAAGGTTCATAAGGAAGAAGAAGTTAAATATCCACACGATATGTATAAAGGCGATGATGTTAAAACTGCTAAAGATGCTAAAGAGCATGAAGCATTAGCTGATGATGGTTATACCCATGAGAAGCCTGCTAAAGAAGCAGCCGAGCCTAAAGCAAAGGGTGAAAAAGAATTCAAAGCTAAGCATAAAATCAAGAAGTCTGGCGAGAAAGAAGACGGTTCAGTAGTTAAAGAAGATGCTATTGAAGAAGGTTTCTCTAAAGCTGAAATCAAAAAAGCAGTAGAGACCGCTTTGAAGATGGATGGTAACATGACTGGCGCTACTAAGAAAATCGAAAAGATGAAGAAAGGTTTATCTAAAGATAAAGAAGTAGCTGCTGCATTACAACTTGCTAATGAAAGCGTTGACGTAGATGATTCTGTTCTTGAAGAAGCTCATGAAATGAATGAAGCTTCAGATAAAGAAGCTAAGTACAAAGCATTCTTTGATAAAGCTCTTAAGAAGTTTGGTGTTAAATCACCGGCTGAACTTAAAGGCGATAAGAAGAAAGAATTCTTTGACTATGTAGATGCTGGTTACGAAGCGGATAACGAAGCTGACTAATTCCCATTCAAGGGTTATATATAATATATGATGAAAATATTTGAAACAATTACGCACGGCAACTTTGAACTCTTCGCGGCTCAACATTACAACAATCCGGAATGTACATCCGTTGAAGAGTTTAAAGAAGATTTAAGTAGATTTAAATACCTTAAGCGATTACTTAAAAGGTATGAGCAAGCAGGAGATCTACAAGAACGCTTGATACTAAACCACCTTATAGTACTATATAATGTATTTGGTATCGAAGCTGCTGGCAGAATGATATGGTATAAGGTCGATGAAAATCATTGGCCTATCATAAAAACATTTTTAGTATTTTTACATTATTTAGAAGAAAGCTATAAGGTTGAAATACCTTTAGACAATAATGTGATACAACGATTAAGAGAACTTTAATGGGAATTATTTCAAGAACTGGTGATTTATTTTACGCTTTTAGATTTCTAAAGCTATTAGTCACGCCTTGGGAAAAGACTACAGCATTTGAGTTAGAAATCATAGATAAAGATGGTAAGGTTATTAAGAAATCAGCAGAAAGAACTACGGCTGAACAAAAATCGGCTTATACTATCTTTCATCGATTAGTATTTAATGTTAAAAGATTATTGAATAAGTTACCATTTGGTAAATCAAAATTAGCTTCATATGCGTCAGCTTTGTTTCTAATTAAAGAACACACTGATTTAAATGATGAAGATATTAGAAAGATTTTAAATGATGCTTTCAGCGATCTAGAAGAAACAATAGATCTATCAGAAAGTACTCAATGGTTTGAAAGAGATGGTAAGTTATCACCAGGGTCATATACATTAGTTAATGATATAGCTTCTAAAGATACTGGAGATACAATAGCACTCGCTAAAACTAAAGTAAAGTTATTAGATTTTACTGAAGCTTATGGTAATATATTTGGTTTGAATGTATATCAGGTAGAACACGTATTAACTAAACAAAAAATACTAGTAACTAGTATGGATCTAAAAAAATGAAAAAGTTTCTAGAAGTATGGGAAGACGCAGCAAATAGTGTTGGTGGAGGCGGAGTGTCTATGCCATCAGATGCAGTCCACGATAAAAAGAAAAAGAAAGTTCCTACGTATGACGGAAGGACAAAGGCAGGCCGAAGATTCGTTGAAAGGATGTTGGCTAAAAAGGCAAAGAGAGAAGCTAAAAAACAAGCAGAGTAAATTATGTCAAAAATATTAATAGGTATTATCGTTGCTATGTCACTTGGAGGGTATATCTATTATAACTTCACAGTAGTACCAATGATTAACAAACTAGAAGAACAATCAAAAGTTATCTTAGCACAAGATCTAAGAGACCAAGAGCAAAAGGCTGCTATCGCAGCAATCACAGAAAACTTCGAAAAAACATCTAAAGCCTTACAAGGGCAGCAAGTCCAAAACGAAATATATCAAGGTCAAATGACTGAATATTTGGATGTTTTCCGTAGACATAATCTCGGCAAACTAGCTAGCGCTAAACCTGGATTAGTGGAGAAGAAAATTAATAATGGAACAAAGGAGGTATTCAATGCGATTCAAAACGATAGCGTTCGTATTAGCACTCTCAACGATTAGTGGTTGTAGTCTACTTCAGCAAGCTCCTAGAGAAGTTCAGATTATAAGTAAACCTGTTCAAATTGAAATAGTACAACCCGTACTACCAAGAGCAATAAAGTTAAAAGAACCTAAGTGG